GTTCTATCGGGCGGGTCGAATGTTATTCAGTAAAGAATCATTAATGAGATGGGTACAGGAGGAAAAATCGTTACAATTTTGTAAGAAATTTCCAAATCCATAATTCCTTACAAATTTGTAATGAAAACAGAGAAAAAAGATTTTGATGGGGCCAGCTTGCTTCAGGGAGAAGAAAAGATTGGGCACTTTAGTTATTCTGATATGTATCAAAGGCCGTATCTTTTTATGACCCAAGCAATGATAGATAGAATGACTGAAAAATATGGCGAAAATTGCGGTTTTGACAAAATCGTTAAAATAATGCCAATTAAACCAATTGGATAAAATGGACAGCAACAATGAATATTGCAACCGATGGTTTTGGCAGGACTATTCAATAACAGTTCCTAATACAGAATATCTATCACACGCAACCATAACCGCCGATTTGCGGATAACATATACACAACCAATAAAAATAACATATGAACATAAAGAAGATAAGCATTAAGAATCACGGCCTAAAAGGTCTAACTGTTGAATACCTTAAATGGGAAACAACCAAAGATGGCCGCAGAAGCCTAAACACAATCACCGAAAAGAAGCAAAACCCAGTTCATTTGGGGCTTGAAAATCTCGTTAAGGAGCTTCGTATAGACCTTTTAAAGATATGCAGGGTGGTCGGAGGCTCAACCGACGAACACGACCAAAAGTGGCTTATAACCGAAACAGAATTGACGGGAATAGAGTTTAATGAGGAGTTCTTTTGTCTTTCAGGCACAGTGATGGCTTTTGAGGACAAATACATCAAATTAAAGACTCCAAAAGTTGACTCATCGGACAACTATGAGGACTTTGAAAGAGTGCAATCTATAATTAAGAACATTGTAGAGGAAACTAAGGAGTATCTGACAGGAAACAAACTTATTAACAACGAGGAATTGACAATTCGCTGGATTCAATCAGGCAAATCGGGCGTTGACATGGGAACTTTTGAAAACCTTTCCCCTGAAGAGAAAAAGCAGTTCTGCACTGATTTCTTGGAGAAGGAATATGGCAGTTTTGTAACCCACATGGACGAACTTGAGATTACAGAAGAAGAAATCGCTAAGATTGAACCTGTGCAAACCGAGTTTTTACTCCCCGAAAGCGGAGAGATTGTAGTTGGAGATGGAAGCGGAATTTCAGCAGATTTGTTAAAAAATCCAATTAATATAGTGTCAAATCAAAAGCTAACCAAAGAAGACAAAGAGTGGTTAGAAGCACCGCTAAACAGTGAAGAAGAATCATTTTAATGCATAATTTATTTCCAAATAAAGTAAAGCTAGAGCCTATTAGCCACAGGTATTACCACGAAAACGGTGATGAATATATGTCTTGGAGTAAGTTCTCTAAAAACCTATCTCAGCAATTTGAGGAGAAATATGCCTATAAGGTAGCCTCTCCTGAAAAAAGGGCTGAATGGGCGCTTAAAAGAGATGACGCTGCAAATCACGGAACAAGGATTCACAACGCCCTTGAATATTTCGACCAAACTGGGTTAATCAAGGCTGAGGATGCCGAGTTTACCGAATTGATACACAGTGTAGCCGCCGAATATGGCATTTACAATAAGACTCACAATGAAGTTTGCTTGTATAATGAAACATACAAAATTGCGGGTACAACCGACAAGATTTGTGTAGTTAGTAACAGGAGCAATTCGGCGGTTGACTTGGCGGATTACAAGACAAACGGAATGGGTATTGACTATTTCTCTAAATACGGAGATAGACTATACGAACCACTATCCCACCTTGAAGACTGTAACTTTGTAAAGTATAGTTTGCAGTTGAGTTTGTATGCTTACTTTTTTGAGGAGTTAACTGGCAGGAAAGTTCGGCGGTTGTACATACATTTTATTCCACCACAGAACCCAATGAGTCATTACAAAATACCTGTTTTGTATATGAAAAACGACATTAAGCTGATTTTGGACAAATATGCTGTAAAAACCCTACAATCAAATAATCAATCACAAGAGGTATTAGAATTTTAGTTATGAGCGAAAAGGAAGATAAAAAAATTAAAGTTGCAGACCTGTTAGACTGTATATCAACTAATCAACTTAAGGTTGTTGAATACGTTAACGGAGCGCTAATAGAGGCTGATACAAAAGAACTAATAAAGAACTTATATGGAAACGCAAGACAATAACATTTACGAATATGAGGTGGCAAGCGAAATGGAATTTTTCGAGCCATTCAATGTAAGGGTACAAAAAGGAAAAGTGATTTGGTGTAGCGACAGAAGCCATCCCGTCGGCTCAGATTGGGCGGCTCTATCAAACTACTTCAAAAAACACACAGGAGAAATGGCTTACAAAATAACACCAATTATAGATGGAGAGTAATTTACCAAGCGGCTCACCTGAGCGTTATGCAAAAGACCTCTATTGGCAAATAATGGCCTTTGAGGACTTATCTGAAGACGACGTGAGGGATATATGCAGATTGACATTAAACAGGCTTATAGAGGCCACAGAAGAGCCAATGAACATTTATTACAAGGAGTGCTTACACTACATTAACAGAAGGGGAGGGGCAAGATGAGTTTATTGTTTAAAGTGGATATTCCAAGAAGGGTTGTGCTACACCCAGAAGTAGTTAAGCTGTGCCCCTCTTTAGGGGCATTGAACGATAATGAGATTCTTTACATAGTACTTTGTTATGACTATTGCTCACCATTCAGGCAATTCCCTGAGCATGAAAGAAAGAGAAAGGCGATGTGGGAGGCTTTTGGAGAGAACGAGCATGATTTGATTAATTCACCGAGAATAATGGCGGCGGCTGACGATTATGTTGGTTTGCAGTGGAATCAAAAGATTGAAACGGCAAGGGCTTACGAAAAGAAAATAGATAAGTTTTTGGCTGCTATGGAAGAGGATGACAGTCCAACATCAATTAAAAAGATTACAGAGGCGGTTGAGGGGCTTCGTAAACAGCTTTCTGGCCTTGAGAAAGAGATAGACCAAGACTACATAGCAAAAGGCGTTATAAAGGGAAATATGACCCTTTCTCACTTAGAGGAATTACAGAGTAACTGGAAGAATTTTAAATCGGTAGTGGCTAAAAGATGATTGTAAGACCCCCGTACATAAAGCCTAAGAACTTTCTTCACCATTTAACCAAAGTGGTTAGGGACGGAATACCTGCTTCGGCGGACTCAAAGCGTGACCCAAAAGTGATTGGAACGCCAGAATGGGAAAGTTTTTGGAACGACGAACTATGGAAAATAGTCAATGGATTTCAGATAGGCAGCACATGGATTCCGGGGTTCTTTTACTACTACATGAACTACAAACAAATGTCAACCATCAAAGGCGTAGTAACGCCAGATATGGTGGACTTGCATTTGGAATTAGCCTATCACATTGAATTTTGCAAGGCCAACGGAAAGAATTTGCTTTGCGCTAAAGGCCGAAGGAAAGGTATATCGGAGGCCGCTTCAACCATGATTATTGACTATGGATGGCGGTTTAAAGAGGGGTATAAGGGAGGTGTTGCCGCCGGAAACAAAACCTATGTAGATGACTTTATGTCTAAATGGCGGTTCTCGGATAGTAGGCTTCCGCCCGAATTAGCCATTAAGCGACTTGTAGATAATGATGACGAAGTAATTGCAGGTTACACCATAAAAGACTCTCACGGAGCATGGAAAGATATGGGTACAATGAACACGGTGTACGCAAGAACCATGCACACAAACCCTAATATGTTTAAGGGTTTGTATTTGAATGATATTATCTCTGAAGAGATAGGTGAACACGAAAGGTGGATTGAGTTTTATGGAGCATCAAAAGACTGCTTAATGTCTGGTAATCAGCAAGTTGGAACTATGGTAGCCTTCGGAACTGGCGGTAACGTAAACAAGGGCTCAAAGGATTTCAAAAAGGTTTGGCATGAGGCCGAGAATTTCAATTTCGTTAAGTTTTTGATACCCGCCACTCGCTTTTACTTTTACGGCGGCGCAACTGAAGCAAACAGGCAGTTACCATTGGAATCTGAATTTTACAAAACTTACAGGCCGTATGAGTTAATCGGCGTTGAGGATATAGACCTGTCAAAGAAATTTATTCTCAACAAGAGGGATAAATGGTTAAAGACGGGCGACATGAAAGCCTATAATGAGGACTTGCAAAATAACCCTATTGACGAAACAGAGATATTCAGAAAGACTGTTGTAAACAACTTTGACATAAATAAACTGAACGAACAGGATATTGCCATTTCGGCCTTAACTCACCCAAAATACACTAAGTATAAAATGGAGTGGGTTAAAGATGAAAAGGGCATGATTAAAATGCCTCTTGAGGTTAAACTAATACCACTTTCATTTACCGATAATCAAGACGAATGTGTTTGGATTATTGACAGCGAGCATCCGAGAAAAGGATATGCTAATCTGTACGTTGCCGCCTGTCTTTTGCCGGGCCAAAAAGTTGTAACAGATAGGGGGCTTGTGGACATAGATTTAGTTACATTAGATGACAGGCTGGTAAACAAGGATGGAAATTTGGTTTCAATAAATGAGCTTCAGAGGCATTATGTTGAAGATGAAAGCGTTTATAAGATAAAGGTGAGCAACACTTTAAGAACAACGTCTTTCACTGGCGAACACCCAATATACACAAGCAAAGCAATTTTAAAGCAGTTTTATAAAAGGCATAGTTCAGAATATGAGTTCAATCAATCTTTTTGGGAGTTTAGTGGTTTTGATTTTAATAAAGCCGAAAATGTTTGCGTTGGCGATTGGATTAAAGTGCCTAACGTTTACAGAAAAACAAATGATTTTGATATAAACGACCTTTGGGAAAAAGATACAAGGACTGACTTTGTTATTGATTCACCACTAAACGACCCTGAGTTTTGGTGGTTTATCGGACTTTGGCTTGGCGACGGCTGGACTCAAGGAGGTGGCAGGCAGTCTAAAATAGAAATTGCTTTTAATGCAAAAGAAGTCAACTATATTAATAAATTTGAAAGGTTTGTAAATAGGGTTTTTCAAAGAAGCGTAAGCAAAAGAACAAGGACTGGGGCCACAAACGCAACATTTTCATCAAAACAACTATTTGTTTTTTTAAACAAGCACTTTGGAAAATATGCTCACGGCAAGGTTATTCCTGAGTGGGCTAAAAAAATAAGCAATGGGTGTAAGTGGCAGATGGTAAAGGGATATTTAGACTCAGATGGCTCAATTCACATTGAAAAGAAAAGAAATTTAGTAACAACGCAGTTTATTAGTATAAATCAGCAGTTATTAGAGGGTTTTCAGGACATACTTTTTTCTTTGGGCGTTGTTTCAAATTTAGGACTTTTGAGAAACGAGTCATCAAGAATAATAGTCAAAAACAGAAAGCCGTCAAAAACAGCCAAGTGTTATCAATTAAGACTTGGTCATCACGCTTCTAAAAAATTAGTTGGGGAAATAAAAACAGACGAATTAGACCACAAATTAAACAGGATTGATTTCGGCGCTATTAAGAAAACAAAAAGACAGCCAAATGATGGTTGTTTTATAGATAAATCTTTAGATTATATATATTTTCAGGTTAGGGAAGTTTCGGTAAGTAAATATACTGGTGTTGTTTACAACTTTGACTGCGAAACGCACACATATATGTGTCACCACATAACCACTCACAACTGTGACTCTTACGACCAAGACGTGGCTAAAGCCTCTAAATCGTTGGGGGCAATGCTTGTTATGATTAGAGATAACAACATAAAAGACGCTATGCAAAAAGCGCCAGTTGCAGTTATATCTTGTCGTCCACATAGAAAAGAAAAGTTTTATGAGATGTGTTTAATGCTTAGTGTTTATTATAACTTAATCGGAAATGTTTTAATAGACGTGGCAAACGGCGGCATATTCAATTATTTTAAAGAGAATGGCTGTCAGAAATACTTAGCCAAGCGTCCAGTTAAATTTGAATCTGAAGGCAGCCAACAAACCGCTGAGTTCGGGGTTAGGTTAACAAACTTCTCCCGCCCAAGGATGGTAGGTTTAATGCAAACACACATAGTTGACCATTGTCAAGACATTTGGTTTCCTGAATTGATACATCAACTTGGCAACTACGATGAAATAGAGGTGGGAAGTGATAATGACTTGGCGGATGCTTATGGAATTGCTTTAATGCAGGACGTTAGTTGTGAGGTTAAGCCTTTTGATATGGAAGATGACTCTCAGGAGGACAGGTGGAAGCTACCTGAATTTGGAACAAACAGGTTTGGCGATATAGTGCCAAAAATTGGCGGTGGAGCAGTGATAAATCCACAAGAGGACAACGAAACTTTCGGATTGTTGTTTGGGCCTATAAAATAACCATTATTTTTTATTACTTTTGGGGAAACGTATTTCACAATGTTAGCAGACTCCCTTAGAGAAGATATACCTGAATCAGAGAAACTTAAGCCCGAATATTATAAGCGCAGACTTGATTGGGCCGAACAAATCTTAAAGGACAACTCCAACACCAAAGACAGGATGACCCGTCTTTACGATTCTTATAACGGAGTTAAAACGCCTGAATCATTAGCTTTTTGGGAAAAGACTTACGGAAGGCAAAATAAATCCAAATACATCGCTTATAGGCTCGGCAGAACTAAAGTTGACCTGTTACAAGGTGAGTGGCTTAAAAGGCCGTTAAACGCCACCGTAATGACAATTAACGTGGACGCTATGTCATCCAAGATGCAGCAACGTAATTTTATGCTTGGCGCTATGGTGGCTAAGGATGAATTAACCGCCATAAAGGAAAATGCGGGCGTTGATATAATGAATGGTGCGCCGATACCACAAAGTGAGGATGACCCTATTTGGCAGAAAATGTCATTTAAGGACAAGCAGGAAGATGTAATGCAGATAATCCTTGACAATCAGATTAAGGACTTAGATGTTAAAAAGAAACTATCAGAAGATTTTAAAAACTGCGAGATAACCAATTATGTTTGGTGCAAGGTAGAGAGAAACGAAACTGGCGATATTGAGTTACATTCAATAGACCCAAGGAATAAAATTGCAGTTGAAATAGAAGGGGATGACTATTACGAAAAGAGCCCAATCAAAGGGGCTCGTCAGGTTATGCCAGTTCAGCAAATACTTTTACGTTACGAACTTACAAAAGACCAAAGAGATAAATTAGACGAAGCAAGAGTTGACCCATCGCTTTACATCGGAAACCAAGGAATAAGCAGGGGATATATGACTTATGAAAACGGTCATTTGCTTTGTGATGTAATCCATATTGAATGGGATTCAGTAACCGCCGAATATTATAAGGTAGTACCTAAAACCGCTTCTCAGTTGGCTTTAGACCCATCAGAAAGCACATTAACTTTGCCAATGGATGCTCAGAAATATGAGGCAAACATTGAATATCACAACAAGCGGGTTAAGAATGGCGACTATCAAATTGTTACCAAGTACAGAAGTGAGAAATATGAGGCCACCCGAATCGGCGGCATCATAGATGTTAATATGAGGAAAGTCATGTTTCAGAAAAGAAGCGTGGATGACCCAAGCAGAATACTAAACAGCACCTACATTGGCTATTGTCATGGTCGTGTTGCTGGGGTGTCTGTTTCTTTACAGCAGGTAATTGAGAACTTTGACAATCTTTACGATATTGTAAAATATCAGCAGTTGAAGGAATTGGCAAGGATGAAAGGTAAAGTAATTACCATTGACAGAGCAGGATTAGGCCAAAAGCAAAAGATTGAAGAGGTGATGTACCGAA